TGAATTGATACACATTGGAAGTCACGAAATGGACGGCGCAACTTTATGTGATTGGTGCAACATGTACTTTAAAGGTGACGGAAAATTAGAACGCTGCAACACTTGTTACGAGGAGACAAGATAATGTTTGAATGTATATATTGTAAATACGAATATGAATACATTGACGGCATAGAAATATGTCACAGTTGTTTTTTATGTATTCACCAGTTTTTTTATAATCCTGGAGTAATTATTTATTCAAAAGTTCCAATGTTGGAGAGTGCAGCATGATGGCGTATCACTTTAACGTAGTAAGTCATCTTATCTTCGGTATTGCAGGCGTGCTGCTTGGATATTACTTTGCTAATGAGTCCTGGAGAAATAATCGTATGTGGGAATGGAAGTCTATTACACAACAGTTAAGACTCCAGGAGACAGAGATACATAGATTAGAGACTATTAACGAATCATTAGTAAGTCAGTTAAAAGAGTTAAAATGAATAGCTCTAAATTGCTTGTACGTTTTATTGCTGCAATAGGTGGCTATAAAATATTACAAAAAGAGTATGACAAGGCGCGTAAGTTCTGGACTAAAGTCTCAATAGAAAACAACTGGATAAGAAAAGAAGGTATGTACGTAGTGCTTTACGTAAATATTTGTGATTTGCGAATAGCTGACCACGTATACACACCTGCGGACAACAAGTTTGACTCTATCTTGTTTACTCATTGTGACATGGATTACTGCGAAGAATGTATAGGAGTGACAATATAATGGAAATATTATTTGAATACAAAGGCGTAAAGATTACAGGACAAAGTCGTGACGAAGTCGCACTTTTGCGTGGTCGATTGAAATCAGAAATTGATCTACGAATTGCACACGAACAAATAAAAGATACGTTATGGGAATATATACAGGAAGGAGACATTAAAGAAATAAAGGAAAGAATAAAAGATATATAAATATCTAAAGTAAAAATAAAAAAGAGCTGCAGCGCCGAATCGCTGCAGCTTTTTTTTATGTTCTTGATTATTTAATTAATCCAGGTACAATTGATTCAGAAGGAGGTTGTTATTATGACATGGGATTATCCCCAAAGATTAGACAAACACAGTACAAACAAAATATCAGTATATAAGAACGTTGTTAATGGTTCTTTAATCTTGCATGACGCAGAAGATTTTGCGACAAAGCAAGTTTATATGGGTTACTCTATCCAGGAATCCAAAAGAATGTTCAGAGATTATTTGAAGGGAATAAGATGACACAACAAACAGAGACAAAGAACTTTATAGAAATATGTCCTGGCTGCCTTGCTTGTTATAATCAAGGTCGCTTGACTTTCTACTGGTTCCAAATAAACAAAGACACAACGCTTGAACAGATAGAGAGAGCGCTTGACGTGGAAGAAATCCACAAAAAAGCAAAAACTCCATTTGTTTGTGGCGGTGAAGAAGTTCATATACAAGATAATGACTTTGGCGGCGGTGAGTACATGACCGCAAGAGAATTATACGGATATGTTGAGCTGCTGCAACTGGTCCCTAATTTTGACTACATCAAAGCATTTAAAGAAGTTTATTTAATGCAAGATGAGTTTCAACAATTTGGTTCAGGCATACAATACGAGCCAAGCGAACAGTTCAAAGAATTTGCTGACTCCGTCCAGGTCTTCGACAACATAGACGAACAGAACGAGCACCTGGAATATGAGTTTATGGAAATCTATGACGTGAGCGAGACAGACAGATTAATTAATTACATTGATTGGTCCACAGTGCGCCACGATATGCTTATAGATATGAATAGGGCAGAAGTAAACGGAAAAATATATTTGTGGAGAGGAATATAAATGGATAGGAACGAAGTATATAGATTACTTTTAAACTTTGCTAAAGGAGTCAAAGCTGACACAACCATAGCTGAACAAGTCATGGGAGTAGGTAAAGCAATACAGATTCTTGACAGAGAGATTAGAATAGTTCTTGATTCTGAGCAAAGAGTAAAATATAATAAGCTAGTGGAAAAAATAAATAGGAGTTTTGAATATGCAAATTAACTATATTGGTGTTCTAATTCTATTGTGGATTGTAAGCACTGCCTGGATAGTTTCAGGTTATGCTGCTAAAGGTTATCGAGCCAAAAATACTATCCGCTTAGATGATGAACTTTATGCAGCAATTACACACGTGTTAGATTATTGTTATGACACAGAACGAGAGCATTATATTGAATGCTATGGGGAAGAGCCAAACAATTATCTTTGGTTAGATAGTGACCTTGATTTACATGTTGAGCAAGAAGACACGAATCACATATTTGTTAGTCTTCATTACTTACACAAGCGATTAGTTCCAGGTGACAGTGATTCTTTAGAGAGCAAGCCATATCAAACTAACGATATGAAATTTATTGAAGAGTCAGGGATATAATGCCTGACCTAATCCAAAGCAAAGGAAATTGCATGACCTGCGGAGAGTTATTCTTTTATGATGTTCCGCGCAACGTTTGGGATATTGAGACACACTGCAGTCAGACCTGTTGGGATTACTACTTCTTAGGTGATGAGTCAGTGGGTGGCGTTAGTTATGAAGACGTTGACGAGTCTATCCTGGAAACACGCAGCCCTTAGCGTAACGTACTAATAACCAGGAGAGAGAGCGCGGACACAGTCCGCGTTTTCTTTTGTATCACGTGCGCAAAGATTTAGATCTCCGCAAAAAAAAACTCCTGGAGATCAGGATTTTAAAACCAGGTACGCCTGGAAGTTTTAAAGCAGCGCCTGGTCTTCTAGTTGTCGAACGCATATCGAGACAGTCCAGGACGAACTGACTACGAATCGCCGCACACGAGCAACACAACCACGCACGCATAAACACCTGCAAACACAAACCCCCACACCTTAATCGCGGCGCGGAGAAAATATAGATGAATACGTCAATGTTTACCTGGCAATTTGTGGAGGTGGTGGGAGTCGAACCCACGTTGGTTAGATGAGTATTTGGATAAGCATTTAACCCTGACCAGATCACCCCCAGTCTACAGTATACTATATATAGTGTAGTCTAAAGGTACTATATGTAGTAGTACTATATATTGTACTTTTTAAATGTCGAGTTCTAGTAGTAGGTGTAGCTAACCCTGTGTCACTCCCAACCCAAACCAGTTTATTAAGTGTAGTAACAACGAATGCGCTCTCTCTCTAATAAATAAAATGTGAGGAATGTGGCTCAACCCACGACTAAGGCGGTCCTGCTATGCCAACCCTATTAACGAATCCTTATCTTGTGGTGTTTGTGTAGGCAGGAACACCACAATGCTTATCCTGATATGCTACACTATACCATATAGATATGTCAAATAATGAAAAAATCACAATCTGCGTAGCAGACAACTGTTTAGTCCCCTTACCAGAAGGTCGTAAAAAGTATTGTAGTGAGAGGTGTTCTAAAAGAACCAGGCAGCGTGCATGGCGTGCAAACAAACCTACTAAAGAGATCCAGGTAGAAAAGACTGTAGATGAAAATGTACAGAAGCGTAGAGGAGATTACTACGCCATTATGAAGAAAAAAAATTTTTTTAACGACATTTTAGATGGCAAGAAAACAAAGAAGGAAGTAGCAAACATACTAAGCTGCAGTCCATCAACAATATCACGTGCAGTAGCAGCATATCTCGAAGATGTAGAAAAAGAAGCAAAGCTCGAAAAGCGTGGGGACCCCTTCGAGTTGCAAGCTGACGTAAAATCCTTTGTTGAGTTTCGTGATCAATATTTCTTAACAGAACAAGGTAAAAATTATGAGACACCAGACTTTCAAAAGAAGTGGATTGGTGCTATCTTAGATAGTATAAAGCACGGTAAGCGGTTAATGATCTTGTCTCCGCCTAGACATGGTAAGACAGATCTACTTACACACTTTTGCGTATACATGATTTGTAAAAATCCTAACATACGTATCATGTGGTGCGGTGGTAACGAAGACATTGCACGTAACTCCGTAGGTGCGGTACTAGATCATTTGGAGAATAATGAAGGACTCATACAAGATTACGGAGACTGGGACGGATTTAGACCTTCTAATAGAGGTGGAAAAAGTTGGTCGTCCAGTCAATTTACTGTTGCAACTAGAACAGTCTCTGGTATTAAGTCGCCAACTCTTGTCGCAATTGGAAAAGGAGGTAAGATCCTTTCCAGAGACGCAGACCTTATTATCGCAGACGATATCGAAGATCATGGAAGTACTGTGCAACCAAGTGCTAGAGAAAACA